TTAGGCATAATAATGACCTCCTTAAAAGATTACTTTTGATATTTATTATGTCAATTACATTATAAACTTTTCTGATTCATTTGTAAATGGTATAGACCTGTTTTCTGGATATATTTTAAAAGAGTTGGATTCCCCCAACTCTTAATGTTTTACTTTGTCTTGACAGGTTTTTCTTTAGCTGTCTTAACAGCTTCAGAAATAGTGTCTGAATATAATTTTGAGCCAGCCTCAATCTTAGTATTATCACTACCAAAATGAATCTGATCGGTTCCAGTCCATATTTCAGGATGTTTTTTAGCAACTTCATTCCAGTCAGCAATCGTAACATAAGGTGTTTTGGTTGCGAGCTCTCTCATATATGCCGCAGATTTTTCAACTATTTCATAAGTATCTTTTTTCTTGTCTCCTTCATAAGGAGTAACCAAGATCAAATGGTGACCCTTTGGAAGATTTTTGATCATACTATCCCAATCTTCTTGGTAATTTTCAGGATTATTTACTCCCGTTGCAATGATTACCATTTTAGGTAAAAATTTATTCTGGCTATTATTAAGCATGATTTCATTGGCATTCTTAGTTGTTCTGCTGACCTGTGCATTGATTTGAGCACCAGGTAAAGCTGTTTGAAGAGCTGTATTCGCTCTTAAGGCAACCGAATCACCAATTAGCATAATTCCGTCAGCAATACCTAAACTGCTTGTATCAGCACGTTCTGCCATCAATTTTGATTGGGTAAGGTTGCTAGCGGCTTGTTTTAATCCGTTTACAGTTAAATCTGTTTCAAAAGCTCCCACTTGTGGCGCCAAAAGTGTTACCAATAGAACTATTAAAGTCAAGACACCTGTAATTGATGCAAATATTCTCTGAATATAAGGAAAGGTACGAAACGTTTCCAAAATAGGTGTATCCTTGCCTGCAATCCAAGGTTCTAAAATATAAAAAGACAGACTGGCAAAACTATAAGAAAAAATAAGAGTCAGTAAGACAGCTACAAGATTTGATGTCAACTGGGAAAAAATAATATAGAAGGGCCAGTGGAAGAGATAGACATCATAACTAGTATCTGCCAAAAAACTAATAATCTTAGGTTCCTTTGTACTTAATGTTTTTTCATGTAAAACACGCGCTGCAAAAATCATCCCGAGAGCCGCAAGGCTTGCAAGTAAAAATCCAAATAGGTAAGCAAATAGATAAGTGAATTTAACAAACAATGTCAGGAGAAGTAATAAGGCAAAACTTCCTCCGAAAATGAATAAGGTCTTCCTTAAATCCAACGTTTTATCAAATTGCTTGACCAAAGATGTTGTCTCACGAACACCCACTACAGTTGCCAAAATACTTCCCAAAAAGAAGGGATAAATATGAGTTAAACTTGAAAAATAAAGGGATGAATAGGAGTTCACTAAAAAACTACCGATAAACATGGAAAAGAAACTAATCAAAAAGCTTGCTGTAGACAAAAGAAACACCATTCCTCTAAGCTCACCTTTCGATCTGGCCCATTTAGATAAAAACCAAACCGCCAAGCCCCAAAGGATATAGTAGTGAACCTCAACTGCCAAACTCCAATTATGAACAAACAAATGTGGAATGAACTGAGATTCGTAGCTACCTCCCGTGAGAATCTCATAAAAGTTAGTCATGAATCCAAGAACTACAGCTATTTGCCCGCCAATTCCAGCTACATAATCACGACGCACTAGAAACGTAAAAGGGATAGTCACTAAAATCATCACTACTACTGGAGGAAAAATCCGATAAAAACGCCTTTTCAAAAAACCTAGTAGATCAATTTGTTGATGGTTATTAAATTCTTCAATTAGTAGAGCAGTAATCAGGAACCCTGAAAATGTGAAAAAGACATCTACCCCAAAAAATCCTCCAGGAAAGACAGTCTGAAAAAAATGATACAAAAGTACCAATAGTAATCCTGTAATCCTAATCAAGGAAAACCATTTAATACGCATACGAGTTTATTCTCCCTTTCATTATTCACTTTATTCTATCAAAAAAAGAGGAAAAATCCCAAGAGAAAACTTAGGATTTTGGTATTCTTACTTTTCACTATTAGAAATTGCGTCCTGACTTGTTATAGCCATATTTTTCAACAAAATCCTCACGGAATTCCAAAAGATTATCATCCATAATAGCTTGTCGAACCTGCTTCATCAGGTTAAGTAGGAAGTAAAGATTATGGTAGCTAGTTAAGCGGATACCAAAAGTTTCATCTGCTTTAAGCAAGTGACGCAAATAGGCGCGTGTATAGTTTTTACAAGTGTAGCAATCGCATTCATGATCCAGTGGCGTAAAGTCCTCTGCAAACTGAGCATTTTTAACAACTAATCTTCCTTGACTAGTCATACAAGTTCCATTACGAGCGATACGAGTAGGTAAAACACAGTCAAACATATCTACCCCACGAATAACCCCATCAATTAAGCTATCTGGTGCCCCCACTCCCATCAGGTAGCGAGGTTTATTTTCAGGAAGGAGTTGAGTAGTGAAGTCTAAAACTGCGTTCATCTCTTCATGAGTCTCACCCACTGCCAAGCCACCGATCGAGTAGCCTGGAAAATCCATGCTAACTAGGTCTTGAGCTGATTGGCGACGAAGATCTTCAAAACCTGCTCCCTGCACAATCCCAAACAAACCTTGGTCATGTGGACGACGATGAGCTTTAAGACCACGCTCAGCCCAACGGCTAGTACGTTCGATTGATTTCTTTACATAGTCATAAGGTTGATAGAACTGGGGACACTCATCAAAGGACATCATGATATCTGACCCCAAATTATTCTGAATAGAGATGGCTTTTTCTGGCGATAGAAACATCTTGGAACCATTGAGATGGTTTTTAAAGGTTACCCCTTCTTCTGTGATATTTCGGCTATCTGCTAAAGAATAAACCTGGAAACCACCACTATCTGTCAAAATAGGCTGGTCCCAGTTCATAAATTTGTGGAGACCACCTGCGCGTGCAATAAGTTCGTCACCCGGGCGAAGCCATAGATGATAGGTGTTGGACAGAATAATTCCAGACCCCATCTCTTTTAATTCTTCTGGTGATTGTGTTTTGACAGTTGCTTGTGTTCCAACTGGCATAAACATAGGTGTTGGAAAGGTTCCGTGTGGGGTAATAATTTCCCCTAGACGTGCTCCTGTATGTTTTTCTTTCTTAATCAAACGGTATTTGATTGGTGAATCTGACATTTTCTACCTCCGAAGCTGGGAAAGACAGTCCCAGTTCTTACTTTGAGCCCAAGGGCATACTGTATGATTTTATCAAAAAAAGCTGAAACTGTCACGAATATGGTATAAAGAATTTGTGTTTACAAGTACTTTCCATTGCTTGTCGATAGTTTAGTTTTTGATTATTTTTTCTTTTAAATCATTTCCATTAATTTCTATCGTTTTTTTAAATCGTATTCATCTTCGTATTCACTTTTGCCCGTATAGTTGAGAAGGTTGCAATTTAATTCTAATAGTTTACAAAAGGATCAGTGAGTAATTTCACTGTTTTTATTTTTTTCAAAATAGAAAATAGTAGACCTTAAAAAACCAGCATTTAAGCTGGTTGATTAAAATTCTAAGAGATTGCTTTCTCCGACTGCCTCAAGTGCTAGAGATTTTTTCCCTTTATCTACAAAATCAATAGTGATTGTATTGTCTTTGATTTATGTTACTTTACCAGTTCCAAATGACGGGTGTTTAACTGTCGAACCTACAGCGTCCTTGTGAGACTCAATCCATTCTTTAATTTTCTCATTTTCTTCTTGTTCCTGAAGAAGACCAGTTTGCGTTTTTCATTTCTAGCTCCTCCACATAATTTGTCAATTTGATAGCATTTTCTAAACTCATTTTTTCGATTGGTGTTTTTCCTGTAACCCATCTGCTGATTGTAGTGTCACTAATTCCAGTAGCTTTAGAAATTCTATAAGCTGTCACAGTCTGTAGTAATTTTTGAATTTTGTTAAAATCTGCTTTACTCATTTTTTATTATCTCCTGAATACCAAGCAATAGCGATCGCTAAAATTGCTACAAATAAAATAATTTTCATCTTGATTTTTCTCTCACTTTCTTATACAATGAAAGGTAAGGAGAGCTTTCGCTCTCTTACCCTTTAGCGATTATCTCTTCCTGCGTCTGGTAAACTTGGGAGCGATTTTCGCTTTTTTATTTTGCTCTTTTAGCACTTGGTACCAAGAGCGACTCTCTTTTGAGATTGCTACTGCAATCCCTATTGCAACTGTGACTCTTGCTAGCCACTCGTCTATGTTGTCCATTTGTATCACCTCCTTACATTATTTATTATACCGCATTATAATGCGGTAGTCAAGTGTTTTATCAAAGAAATTTAAACTTTTTTTATTTTAAAAAGTACTTTCAGGAAAATAAAAAAACCGCAAGCCTGAGCCTGCGGTGAAAGAACAATTTAGAAAGTTTCCTTTCTGTTTTATTTAACTGTAATCAAGCCTTCCGGCTCAATTGTGAATTCTGGCTTATCTGAACGACTGCCATCCTCGTTGACATAGTACCAGCCACCTTCAACTTTAACAAATTCTTTTGAAGACATTTCTCCGTTCTCCTCTTTGAGATGGTATAGTTTGTCCTTATATTGAACCCAGCCAGTAACCATTGCTCCTGAAGCATCAAGATAGTACCATTTACCATTCACAAACACCCAACCAATGGCCATTGCGCCGTTTTCTTTTAAATAATACCACTTACCATCATCCTTCAACCAGCGAGAAGCTATTGAATAACCTCTCTCGTCGAAGTAATACCAGGTACCGTCAATCTTTTCCCACTCTTCTTTTGGATACGAGCCGTCTTCTCGAACATACCAGTAGCCTGTGTCGTTTTGTTTCCAGCCTGGTTCAACAGTCAGACCGTTCTCGATGTCGTTCTTGAATTGACTACGGCTAATGCCCCACTTAGCCAAATATGGATAAGGGTCAACGTGGTCTGAGTTGTTGTTCGGTTGGTTATTCGTACAGTATTCATGCGTTTTAATTCCTGCAAGGTCATCTGTATCAAGCGTTACTGGAATCCCAGCTTCTTCTGCTAAGTTGCGTAATAACTCGATATACAGACGGTAATCTTCCATGAACTCTTCTTCAGTTGAATGACTTTCAATCAATTCAACTGCTGCATAGCTTTCCGCATTCCAACCGCCCCCAACGTCATATGATCCGTTGTTTACAGGGCCTACTTGCATGACACGTCCGTTTCCTACGACGTGTGAGAAAAACCCTGATTCAACGGGTCTACGCATGTGGTAATCAGCTTCATTTTGAGCTGTTGAGTTTCGGTTGCCTGTAGAATGAGCGTGTACCTGCCTATAAGGTTGCACACCGACTTGTGGTAAGCCTGTGCGCAATCTGCTTGTATCAATATCCATTCTTAATCCTCCTTCGGATTCTCATATCCAAGAGCTTGCTTGCTATCAGCGATACCGCTGGTTGTTGGATCTGGAATGATATTCAAGATATTTACAATCGTCAAACCAACTAAATAAGGGTTAGAGAAGAATTTACCTAGCAAGCCGAAGATAACTCCCCAGCTAACCAAATCTTCCAGTTTGAGATTGAAATATGCAAGAATTGGCAAAACTAAAGCAAATGCCACTCGCAATAAGAATATTTTGTTTTTTAAGTTGAATCGTACTTTCCAGTTAATCATGTTGTTTCCTTTCTATTAGCCATAAAATGTTATTGTTAATTGTTTTCTAGACCCGAATTTGCTTATCAATAAATTGAAGTCTGATTCTTTTATTGCAAAAAATGAACTTTTGTATATGAACGACTCTATAATCGGTACTTTTATATTTTGCTTTCCGTCATAAAACTCAACACTTTTGGCTTGTTTTTCGATTTTTTTATCAACTTCTTGACTCAGTTCAAATCCAGTTCCTGTTCTATTTGTAGTAGATATGCCTCGGTTGAAATATACAGTTGTTTCATATCTAAATAAAGCTGACGATAATTCCCACACCAAACTATTACCAATATACCTCTTAGCAACCTCACGGTTACCTACTAAAATCTTTGCTCTGTCTCTCATGTGTCACCTACTTAAATATGTCATAAATGGTATTCGCATCTTTGTTAGCAATCGCTTTATACTGTGCCTCAGTTCCTGCCCAATATTTTAGAGTCTGTGAACCATTCTGATTCACTAGATTAGGATTAATGCTAGAAATTCGACTTTCCAAAGCTGAAATTCTACGTTTCACCTCATTATCGTTGTAAGGCGTTGGGAAATCTCTAGTACCAATCCCTTGAACAGAGATGTTAGTACCATTAACAGCTGTCACTTTCCAAAAACCTTGATTGACACTTGCTGCACTGTTCCAATAATCTTCAATGATATCACCGACTTTGATTCCGTCAGGGTTCATGATGTCACTTGTTCTTATTGTTCCATTAGCACCTACTCCACCACCAAGTATGTCACCTTTAGCAATGCGATGAACTGGAACATTTGACAAAGGTAGTTCAACTGAACCCCCATTCGTCAGACTAAGACGATTTCCACTTAAACTTAGAGTCTGGTTATCGTTATCTCTTCTACTTTCTAACGCAGAAATTCTACGTTTGATATCGGCATCATTATATAATTCCGACCTCAAGGCATAAGCAGATAAAGATTGATGACTTGTAAGATAATTCTTGCCAGTCAATTCGTTCTTCGTTACTAAAGTAGATACATCTATATTAGGCTTGCTCTCTAGCTTACCAATGCGATTTCGTAAATCGCTATCATTGTATAATTCGGATTTTAGAGCATACCCAGCAAGCGACTGATGAGCAGTTAGATAATGCTTGGCTTCAAGTTCTTCATGCGTCACAATATGAGAATAATCTATCTCAGTCGCTTCGTGCATTTCTTCCTTTGTTGCGTAACGTGTTCTGATATCCTTGATATCCTTACCGATTTCAGCCGCTAGACTTTCAAGGTTATTCATAGGCTTCACGCTTTCGCTTGGTTATAAGTCGCTACCAAGTCAAGGTTGGCAATCTGGTCTACACGTCCGCCAACTTCTGTGATTTTTCCAAGGAGTGCGCCACCAGCGTCATCGCCCATACTTGTGATTTTTTCCGCGATTTCTTTGAGCGTATCCAAATTCTCAGGGGTACCTTCTCCCAAGATTTCAGCCTTAACTTCCGTTTTAGCTTGAGTGACTGCTTGTGAGATAGCTTGCGTCATTGTTGAGGTGCTAACCTTGGTTTTTAATTCTTCGTTAACTCGTTTGTTATCTTCTCCCAATGTACGGGCAAATTCTGTTAATTTTGTAGTTTCCATTTTTTTCTATACCTTTCCAATATTATAAAAGAAGAGTAGGTCTGGAAATTCCGGACATACTCCACCATCTGTTACTGTTTTTTCTGAAAGTTGTTTCTCAACTTCCTTTGCGATATCCAGCTCCTTTAAGGCATGGACTTCTTCTGTGACCAGGTTTTTATCCGATTTTGTGATTCTAATTTTAGTCGAGTCGTCGCTTGGGAATGTATATCCCCCCACTGATACCTCGATTTGATATAAGCCAGCAGGTAAAATCATACCTAGATTAAAAGTAACTGCACCATTTGTCACGACTGCCGTTTTGCGTAATTGCTCCTTGCCTCTCGTCAACGTGATAGATGCCTCTTGTCCTTCAAGCTGTGAAATCGGATCATGATTTTCGTCGAGCAAAGAAAAGGCAAATGTGGAAGCCGCATCGCCTTGCTTGACTAGAAATCCACCGTCAACTTGTTTGAGATTCGTTGAATTACGAACATAAGCCATTCTTTGCCCCTTTCTCAGGTTTTACTCTGAATCAGCGTTTTCAACTCTCTCACATCTTCACCTAACGATTTAACTTGTTCGGCCAGAACCAGGATAGCCTTGTTCTGTTCGTCGTGATTGTCTAGACGTTTATTTGCAGACATCTTGAATTCGTGCAGATTCTCGATATCTTTCTCCAAAACGGTGAGACGATTCTCTTGTTTAGTCGCTCGGTCCTTCATCGAGAAATAAAGGCCAATAACAGGGATTAAAGAGAGGAAAATTTGTGCAACTAATCGTTCAAATTCTGCCATAGTCACCTCCATTATTGGTTAGGTGTAACTGTTGTAGCAGAAGGTTCTGAAACTGTAGGAGCCACGGTAGCTGTTGTAGAAACTGCAGTTGCTGGTGCAACAGTCGTAGGCTCATTTGGTGCTTTAGGTACATTAAACTTCCAAGTTGCTAGAACGCCATTCTGGTAAGGTTTTCCTTCAAGTTGAGCAAGGGTTTCTCCTTGATAAGTAAATGACTGATTCGTTTGAATCAAGATACGTTTACCTTCTCCATTGATTTCGACGTGACTAGGATCTTCGACCGCAAAGATTGCACCAGGCTCGTAAACTTTACCGACTTCAGCAAGTGGGAAGAGTTCGACCATCTCTTTGTACGTCGTACCGTAAGAAATTTTTTCGCCCATAATAGAATCCTGAGCCATCACACGAACTACTTTATGAATCAGATTCATAATTTCAGCTTGTTCATTTTGTTTAGTCTCATTTTGAGCAATCTGCTGTTTAGCTTGTTCAAGTTGTGCCTGCGTCTTCGCAATCGCAGAGCTTGGATCTAATTCAGACTTGATAACATCTAGCACTGCTTGAATCAAAACATCTTCTGATTCATTTATCCGGTCGCCAGGAAATGATCGTGAATTAGTACTGTAGCGTTTTCCTTCTGATAATTGAATTTCTACAACTGTTTCAACATTCGAGCCAGAAATTCTCAAGTACGGTTTTGTTGATAAGTTATAACCATTGATTGCCATGTCTATTCTCCTTTGTCAGCTGGTTTAGTTTGTTCATCAAGCAGAGCTTCCAGCTCCTCCACTCGTGCTTGAAGTTGTTGATTTTTTGTCACTTGCTCATTCAACTGAACGCTCAATAGATTACTTGTAATCATCGAATCTGTTGAAGCTGTTGACATTTCACTAATTGTCATTCGTAAGGCTTTGTTAAGCTGTTCTGCGTTCATTTTCTAAGTTCTCCAATCTTTGTGTAAGTTTTCTATTTTCAAGATCAAGCTCCTGAATTGCTTTGAGAGCCATCGTTGTCAATCTGAGATTATCAAGATTTAGCGTATCGCCGTTTTTATAAACGAGAGTATCATCAACTTCTTGAACTTCTTGAGCAATCAATCCGATTTTAGTGTGTGATTTTTGAGGTCTATCACCTTGCTTTTTCCAATCATATTCTTTAAAGCTGAACTGATTGATATAGTCAAGTGCCTGATGTTCGCAAGCAACGATATTCTCTTTTAGCCTTTTATCTGAGAAATGATTATTCACAATTTCCCACAAACTATAAGCCTTTCCGTTGTAACTATAATAAATATCATTTCCTGAGCCACCAAAATCAAGAGAGACATTGTTTGAATTCCAAAAACCAATAGTAGCTGTTGTTCCTCCTCCGACACTTCCTTCGTTGGTTCTTAACCATCCAATTCCTTTAGCTTTAATATAGCCTCGAACAGTTAAAATGAAATCGTCTGTATCAACTGCGTATCCTGAAGTTGTGAAATCCGAATCTTTATAAACAAAAAGTCCGTAAGGTACATCTTCACCTCGTCCATAAGATCCGATGAATTGGACGCCAAGACCGTCTTTTGCATTATAGTTTCGTGGTACGTTAATCTGTAGACCACCATCTACGGCATCAAATGAGCCATAAGAACCTAGTTGAATTTGGGTGTGTCCTGTTAAAGTTCCACCATAAATGCTGGCTCCTCTAATGGTCCCACCGTAGATTCGGTCACCGCTTAAAATACCTGACCGAACCTGACTTGCATCAATCGAAATACTGCGAACACGATTGATGAAGGCTTGTTTCGCAAATAACAAATTTAAATAAGCTTCATTTGCGACAAATTTGTTAAAGAAAGCCTGGTCAACTTTCAATTTTTCAGCAGTAACAGCTTCAGCATCCAAAACTACAGTAGTCACCGAACCTGCTTCAAAGTTAGCTGTTTTTAACTTATCAATCATGGCCGATTTGATAACGGCTTTGTCAATCAAGGTCTCACCCGTAATGTGGGTCAATTTCCCGTCAAATCGGTTATGACCATTTGCTCCAAGATTGATTCCTGAAATCAAATCACCTGCACTATTGATGTTCTGAACGGCCCACGAGCCAGCGATTTGTCTTTGAACTGTTTTTAGGCCTTCATTCTTAGCCACCTCAACCTGAAATAGTTTATTAGTCATAGCCATGCGAGCGACCTTATTTGAAATGTCATTCTCGTTGCTACCGATGATGCGTTCATAAAGCTGACTAGTCTCTCTGACACGTTGGAAGTCTGTCTGATTGGCCTTGCCAGCGATTTGCGATGTGATGCTTGCGAATTGACCATCTACTGTCTGCTTGTACTGAGCGATTTTTGTAGAAATATCATTGTTCGTCTGCGTGCTTATCGCACTAAAACGACGTTCAAGACCTCTCACATTCTCTTGATAAGTCGATTTCCCAACATAGTCTCTGGATATTTGCTCACGAACTGCGCTAACTTGACGAGCAGATTCGTCTCGTGCATATCGTTGCAAGCTCTCTTGTCGCTGACCGTCCTTATTGACATACGTTTCAATCGCACCAAGTTTCGTCAAGATACCGTCAGATGTGCTCTTAAATTCATTCAGCTTCGTACCATACTCAGTTTTGAAAGCCTCAATCTGGCTGAGAGCATTTTGAGATGATGCTTGTAGGTTAGTAATGTCTGTTCTTGCTCGCTCGCTAATATTCTTAGCTTCCTGAGCAAGCAAACTGCTGGCACCAGCATTTCGCAAGGCTTCCTCGGCTCTGCGCTTGACTTCTTGTATCGAAGCGTTGTCAAAGTTGTCGAATCGCTGATTAATAGTATCAGAGAGTTCTCTTTTAACTTCTTCAGCTTTAGCTCTAGCTAGTTCGATACCGTCCAAAATTTCCTGTCTCAACAATCCAGCTTGATGATCAAAACCTAAGTCGGCATTTTGAAGAGCCTTTTCTAAGGCGATTTCTTGTGCAGATTCTGTCACCCCAAGGATGGCATCTGCTGCGCTAGATAATCCACCAGAAGCTCTAGAACCACCAGTGCCTGCCTTATCATCGAAAGTCAGGGAGATGTACTCTTCTTTCAAGGCATCGAACTCATAAGCAATAGCTTTCTTGAATACATCGACATTGTGTTTCCAGCTCTTGAGATTGACCGTATCACCCATGTGAACTACTTGGCCATCAAGTTCATAAGCTTCAATCTTGATAGCGTCAGAGACCTTGTCAATGCCCTCATTTGAAAACTTAGCCTGTGCCCACTTCTGCAGCTCTTCAACGGATTTTGCATTGTTATTCTCATACTCTTTTTCGTTTATGTAAGGATAAGAATTAATAAGAGGACTATCAACAGTTACTCTGATAGTCGTTTCCTTTTCAGCACCTTCAGGCTTAAACGTCGATTTGGCATGGATTCTTGTGACAACATTCTGACTGTTTTTTGTACGTTGGTAATCCTTCAGATTTTTGTGCGTTGTAATAACAACACCACGATTCTCACCACGACTCTTCTTGATATTCATTGCAAAGTTATCACGAACCAGCTCGCCTTCCCATGTACCAACAATGCTATGCTTACCGTCCAGCAATACAGAGTATAGAGTTTCTGTTTCAGTCGTATTGAAGGTCCTACGATCCTGGATATCACTGTTGAATGAGAAGTCCCCAAAAGCCGTTTTGGTATTTTGGACCATGCGAGAAAGAGCCGTGCCACAGCTCTGACTAGTCACACTTACTGGCGTGATAGAACGTTGCATCACATCATCTGAAATGTGATAGGCTGTGATTTCTAGATGGTCATTGTGCTCAACAGGTTTCTTGATGCGAAATAGCTGCGCTCCTAAAACAGGAGTCGGAGCCTTTATAAGCATATCTTCTTGGATGAGCTGATAAATACCAGAGTCAGAAATAGGATATTTCACAGTTAAGGTGAAATCGCCATTCATGGTTTCTTTAACAATCGCCGAACTTGCTTCATGAAGTGGCTCCCCGTTCCACCGAACGGTTCTCACATCTTTATTAAGTAGATAAAGCAATTATGCCCACCCCCAAACCGTTTCGATTTCAAGCGATTGAATACCTGGACCTAAAACAACACCAACATTCTGCACTTTCGCTGGATCAACTGTGATAAAATCCCCTGACCATTTGACTGGCTTCCCTGTTGTTGTTTTAAAACTTGGATTGTCAGGATTATTGACCATCACAAGCGACTCAGCAAGCCTTTCAAGACGAATGACCTGATCAGCAATTGTAAACGAAGTCTCAGCAGCGCTCTGGCCAACGATTGTGATTTTAGGAAATGCAAGAGCAGAACCTTGAACGGTCAAGGTCCCACTTCTTGTCAATCTCTGAGTATCAGTTGCTTTGAAGTATTTTGTAGGATGGCAAGTGAATTTTACATCCACCGTCCATGCACCAAAATCATCTTTAATAATTTTGAAATCATCCACTTTATAGCACCAATATTTCACGCTTGGCTCTTGTTCATTCTCCAACCAAAATTTTTCACGATTTAACAGAGAAGAAAAGCGGTATAAGTCTTCATCCGTTGGGTTAATCAAGCTGATGTGGTAGTTTTTTTCAATCAACCTACGATGCCTATTTGATTGAACAATTGCACCACTAATCCCATCATGTTCTAAAAGACTAGTTTTTGAGGAGGATACGATGACTTGTGGTCGTGTTTCAACCAGAATCTCACATTTAAATGATGATGTTTTCACTCCGTCGATGGTTAACTCATTAATTTTTGTCATGCGAAACTTCCTCTCAAATTAGTTTTTCTTTGTAGTTCTTCAGCAATACGTGTTCCGACTGCATCAGCTAGTCTATTCAAATCCGCTTCTTCTCGAATGGTCACTCCTGAGAAGTTGACATTGATGCTATTCGATGTGTTCATCGTATTAGCAATACTTTGTCCAATTGCACCAAGAGTTGACTTGTTAAGGGGAAGGATTGCTTCTGCACCAGCTTCTCCACCAACCATTGCTCTATTTCCATTCATTCCAAATAAAGTTGGTTTGGTCATGATACCACCCTTCGCATACCACTCAATACCGATGCTTGGAACGCCCTGACTTAACCAGTCTAATGGATTGGCTGAACCACTTACATAGAAGTGTGGTAATGGAATATGCGGCCAACTGATATTGAAATTAAATAGACTCTTAATAGCTTCGATAGCGTTAGATACTGCATTTCTAGCACCATCAATAGCATTTGAAATAGTTGATTGGATAGAGTTCCAAATATTGCTAGCAGTGGATAAGATACCATTAAAAATTCCTGAAATCGTGCTACTCAAATTATTAAACAAATTTGACCCGGTTGAGACCAGGTCAGACCATAGATTGGAAATGGTAGAAGTAAAATTTGACCACAGTGACTGAGCTCCTGAAATCAAACTTGAGAAAATATTGGACAAGGTGCTAGTAAAGCTAGACCACAAAGACTGTCCCGTTGAGACTACTGAAGACCAAATTTCAGAAAGCCAAGCAGTGAAACTTGACCACGCTGTAGTAGCAGTCGTGACAATATTAGTCCACAATTCAGAAAGCCAAGCGGCGCAAGCATCCCACGTCGACTGAAGCCATTCGGATATAGCCCCCCAGTTCATGATGGCCTGAATGATGAGTGTAATAGCGGCAATAGCAGCAACTATTGCCGCTACGACAATTCCAACAGGAGCACCTATTGCACCTATAGCAATAACTAGAGGTGCTATTGCACCAAGCAGTAGCATTACAGCAGTTGTAACGAGGCCAAGAATCACGATAGTCTGTTGATCAGTTTCATTTAAGCTGGTAAACCAATTGACAGCAGATTCAAGCATACCCATCAAAGGTTCTAAAGCTGGTATAACAGTCTCAAGTAATTTACCTCCTATCTCAGCAAGACCTTCTTTCGCTTTGTTGGAATAGGTTGTTAGTTTATCAATAGGATCTATTGTTTCATCAAATGTTGTTGCTACAGTTCCTGATGAGTTTTGTGCTGCTTCAGCTAAATCATTAAAGCTAAAGGCCCCACGTTGGATAGCATCTACCATACGTGGTGCAGCCTTGCTCCCAAAAACTTCAGAAGCAATTCTTATTGCTTCTGTCTTACTAGTAGCATTCTGAATTGCATTGACAGTCTCGTTCAACCCCTCAGTCAATGTCTTTCCGTCTTTAGCATAGTTTACTGTAGCCTTTGAAAGTGAAGCTAAAGCGGCAGAAGAGTCAATCCCACTTTTTTCAAATCTACCAATTAATGTCGCCCCTTCTTCAAAAGATAATCCTAGCATCTTAATCTGTGGAGCTCCATCAATGGCTTTTTGAAAGATAGAGTCATAAGATTGACCAGTATCCTGGCCGACCTTTGTTACTGAGTCCAATACTCTCGCTAGATCCTCATTAGATAGACCGTAAGCATCAATTGCTTTCTTGGCATTTATTGCGGAATTTGAAACGTCTTCTCCAGTTATTTTCGAATATTTCAATAGATACTCTGCTGCAGATTGCAAAGTATCGCCAGTAAGTCCAAATTGTGTGTTTAACTCACCGACTGCGTCAGCAGATTCTTGAAATGTAGTCGCTGGTAAAGATGTAGCGATTCCTTTTGCAATTTCCTGAAGTCCTAACAAGGCTTCTCCAGTCAGTCCAGTCTTCGTCGTAACAGTATCCATTGCTTCGTCAATTTCAGACCATGCATCTACTGTTTTTTTACCAGCATCAACCATTTTTTGACCTAGTTGTCCTGCCTTTTCAGCAACGTTCATCATTACATCGGCTTTTAAGTATCCTGTAGCTTCCTTGATGTTTCCTGTTGCAGAACGGCTCGAATCCCCTAGATTCCCCATGGCTTTATCTATCTTTAACACTTCAACTTCTGCTTGCCCAATTTCATTTTGAAGTTGTCGCCATTCCTCTGTTCCGATTTTTTCCTTTCCTAATTCCTCTTGTTTCCGTTTCAACTCCTGGACCTTATCCTTGGCTAATGAAGATTGTTTCCCTAATAACTTCATTTTTTCTTCGGACAACCCTACATTTTTAGGATCTAATTCGAACTTCTGGTTGACGATATCAAGTTCTTTTGCAACATTGTTGATTTCTTTGTTGAGATTTAAAATAGACTTTGGATTTCCTACATCTTCTATATGTTTTTTGGTTGAATTCATTGCCTGATCAACAACCTTCATCTGTGATTCAACTTTAGAAATTTCAAGCTGAAGCTTATTCCACTGTGCTGACCCAACTTCAGATTCTCCCAGTTCCTTTTGTTGCTTTTTGAGTTCAGCAATTTTCATAGCACCAACACGAGCTTGTTCCTGTAAGTTGAGCAACTTACGATTCAATAAGTCGACATTGTCTGGATCCATCTTCAATTGTCTATTGATGTTGTTGAAGTCTTTTTTCAAACTAGATAAAGCATTATTGATACCTTTTACAGACCTGTCAAATTCAACAGTATTAGCACCAAATTTGACATATAAGCCTTCAAATGTTTCAGCCATAGATTTCCTCCTTTCAGTTTTAGTCAGACATTACATTTAGTAATTCTGCGTTTGATAAAGTTTTCTTCTCATTTTCATTGATACTCATCTGATGTAGTGTCCCCATCAGATAATTAAAGTGTTGACTTTCTGCCCAAAAAACATCCATCCGATTTTCAAAAACAACCTTATAAATTTTTTCAGAAGTTATGACTTCTGTTGAGGCTTTTTTCTATCTTGAGGAACCTTTGCTCTACTTCGGTTAAATTCATAAAAGAGGTCTGAGAAAAAACCAATATCAATCAAATCCCCAAACCAAGGAGCAAGAGAGGCTGTTTCAGCAGTCAGCTCATTCTGTACCAAGCGACCATTCTCAACCTCACCATACAAACAAGGGATGACTTCAGTTAGGAAGTTCATGAAATCTGGCTCCATAAGTAATGGCATTAGTTTGACTTTTTCTTCATCAGTTAAATCAGATAAGCTACCATTTACACCAGTTGCAAGGGCAAGCTGTGTGTAAGCTGCGAGTGCTTTTTGGTTGTCATCAAAGAAGTTGCGACCTGTTCGCTGTTCATACATCTTGATAGCTGGTAAAGAATAAAGAAAGCGCACCGTTTCAGTGTGCTCTCTTTCTTCACCATAACTATCAAACGCTGTGAATGATAGTTCTTTTTTAATCATTTTAGCCTCCTGGCACGATGGCTGTTGTTCCTAAAGCTTCATTGATAAAATCAATCAATTTCGTTGGGGTACTTGAAGCGAACAATTTATCAAATTTAGCACGGACAACACCCTTGTCTGTATCACGCCATACAATTTCTGAAACAGGTTTTTTATCTGAATCTAGAATGAAATTGTTAGGTGACGCAGTACATGGAATTTCGATTTCTTTTGGTGTAGCAGAGCTTTCATCTGTTGTAGCGCTTCCTTTTGGAGCCGATGCTTTCACATTGGTCCAGATGTGGAACTCTTCAACCTCAGAACCAAACTCATCTGTAACCGTTTCAGCATATCCCCAAATGAAATTCGCATTCACACCAGTATCGATGAGCGCTGGAGGAGTTGAAGTTGTCAGCTTTTTCCCCAAATGGTCAATCATGAATTGTTTAGGAATTTGATAAGTCGTAATTGATCCCTCAGTTGATTTCTTACCTTGAAGACGGACGTGCTCCACGTTATCTGCGTAGTATGCTTTTGATTCTTGTGAAGTTTCAAAAGATGTTTTTCGCATTCCTGTAAATGGGTATGGTGTTTTTAGATCGAGTGCGCCAGATTCTGTTTTCGAAATCTTAGCAAAGAATCCCATGGCATTACCATGAGTAACCTCTCGTGTGTCATATTTATAAGTCATTGTGACTCCTTCCTTAATTTGGTCTGATTTTTATTGATTTCATATTATTGAGAAAGATTTCTTTATTTTTGAGATAAGCTGGTCTGATGTGTTCTTGAGGTGCTACAAATCCACCATTTTTTGTTGCGTGGCCATTTTCTAACAAGTGAGCAAGCGACTTCTCTTTCCCGTTGTTATATACTACAGCGATATCTTCAATGGTCTCGTGAGTCCATCCTTTTTCATATACTCCGTTTCTTCTAGGACTTCCGTCTCTAATGTCTCCAGCGGTGCTTTTTCCTGCTTTTTCTATGATTTCTAAAACTTGATTCTGTATATCGATTTTTAATGTTTTCACATTAACGCTACCACTTCCCACTTGTGAATACCTCGATTCTGTAGGTTGTAAGTAAGTAATCTGTATCAGGCTGTTTTAGATTCAACTGACTAGGTTCACACATAAAATTAGACAACATCAATTCCTCAATGCTGTCTAGTTTCTTCTTATGATAGTGACTGATTTGAATAGTCACTTTTCTCATGTGTACTGTATCATCAGCAGTAATACTACTACCCGGAGTTAAACGATAGTAAAGAATAACGTTGTCAGGAGAGGACTTTTCCTCACGTTCCATATAGAACACTTTTGATTTTAAAGTGTTTTTTTCTAGTATTTCTTGAATTTCTTGCCTGGTGAAGAACTTCTTAGCCATTATTTCAATTCTCCTAATTCAATTATCGTGTAGTGGCCATCATCAGATTCAGTTCCAACATTTACCTTGTACTCTTTCCCTTTGTACTTCACGTAGTCTAAGGAATCTGTCACATAGTTAGAACGTATCCGAAATCTTGCTGTCAAAACTTGACCATCTGCCAAAGCTTTATCAAGCCTACGTTGGTAGATTTTCTCTTTTTCAGCTTTGACTTTCTTTTCTACAACTTGTTTTTCAAAAACACCTTTTTCGACCTCTGTGCGCTTATCGTAACAAAGGATGATTGATACTCTAGATGATTTCATGATTAAACTCCATAAATAGCTTTTAATTGATAGAGAATATTTGTCAATTCTTCATCAATCCAGCTCATTGTTGTTGAGTTTCCTGTCATCAAGGATTTATCAAATCTCTGAACACATCTCAAATGTAACCAATCTAAAATTGTTTCTTTATCATCCTCTTCAATCTCATCCCATTCTGTCAATTCGCTTTCTTTATCGATGCGAGTGATAGGAATGTTGTTTCTCGTTAGATATGAAATCCCACTATTTATGTAGCTTAAAAGTTGAGTGTCGAAGATTTCTTCTTCGACATCAACTTCAACCATTTCTTTAATTTGATTAAGGATTGTCATTTTAGACTCCCCTTTCTATTTAAAATCAACCTTTTGTGAATTTCACAGCTGATTTGTACTGACCAAGTCGGCCACCAAGCACGCTAGCAAGTTCGATATGACGGCGATTCATCGTTACATCATAATCTTCAAAGCGATCAGCAGAGACATCATCACCAATCATCTTATAAGCCTTGTCAGCAAATGCGATAATTGGGTTAGTCGCATCTTCCATCCAGTCATAGACATATACTTGGTAACCAGCAATGACATTTCCTGTTTGTGAAATTGGTGCGAATGGTTGTGGATCAATGTAGCGTTTTTCGCCATCCTTAACCATTTTAAGTTTACGGGCAATGGTTTTTGAAGTTACCAAAATTGGAGTTGTATTTGCAGCAAGTTTATCAATCCCTTTGACGAGGGTTTCTAAAACAGTACTGTCAAATTCCCCGTCAACACTGATTTCTTGTGTATCAAATAGTTGAGCAAGTGTTTCTTCTGCAATAGATTTAATTTCAGTGATTTTGTCATCATCATCACTAGTTTTATCATCGCCGATAACAACAGCACGTTCAACTGCACGGATGAAGCCTTGTGCTAGTTCATTCATCACATAGTTGAAGTAAGCACCTGTTGTATCCTTCTTCAAGTCAGCATACTCAAAACTGTACTTGATGTAGACAGCTGCAGAGTTGATTGTATAATCGATAAATACAAAAGATTCATCTTTCTTTGTTTTGCCATTCTGATGGCCTTTAGCTTTTGCTTTTTGCGTTTGAAGTGAAATACGTACTGCATAACGAGGATCTTTGGTTACATGGTTCAGGATACCGTCGTAATCATTAAATGCATTTTGGATTGCAATCAATACTGGTTCAGGTAAGATTTTGTCAACATCAGTTACACCTTTTTCAACCAGATTTGCTTCCCACGCTTTGCGGGCACTGTTTGAGCTGCCTTCGTTATCCATGAGGATTCGAGCGAAATCAAGTGCAGCTTCTTTTGTTTTTAAGTATTCCATTTGTGTCTTGCCTTTCTGTACTTCCTTGATAGATTTAGCAGCTTTATTGAGATTGTCTTCTTTTTCTTCAATTTCAATATCTAACTTAGAAATTGTGTTCTTGAGTTCCTCTGCTTTAGATACCAATTCTTCTGCATCTGATTTCAACTGTGCAAGTTCTTCTTCTCCAATAGTTGCTGACTTCAATTTCTCTTCGATTGAAACTTTTTTTAATTTGACCTCAGATAACTCATCTGCATGTTTTTGTCGTTCTTCCATCAATTCGACTAGTGTTTTCATTTTTTTCTCCTTTTTAAATCGTTGCAAGTTTACTCATGATATCTTGCTTCATGTTCGCCTGAGCGATTCGCTTGTCAACCACAGACATATCAAATCCCTTAATATTATCAACGGTTGCTTGAGGATTGGCTGGCACGGTCACGACAGATATTTCAAAGATTTCAACTTCTTTAAAAATCCATCCACCGTAAGGTTGCTTAGCGTCAACTGGCTCATAATCATTAATAAAAAATCCAATGCTCAGACTATCCAGTGCCCCCATCTTCATGAGGTCATAGGTTTTCTTAGCTTCTGGATCACTTAGATTGAATGTCGACCGTGTTCGCAGACCTTTTTCATCTACCGACAGCTCATGCTTACCGATGACACGATTGCGATCATGGTTTAAGCACATAGGTACGACAGCTTTAGTCTTCAGAGTGTTATCAAAACACCCCTTGGCCATCACATCGCCGTCTCTGTCGGTATTGCCATAAGTGGAGGCATAAGCCTCAAAATGAAAGTCAGCTGACTCTTCCTCAACTGACTTGACGACAAAGGTTTTTAACTTTTCCATAGCCTACCTCCTTTCTTAAAATTTCTGCCAACCGCCCACCCTATTTTTAATTACCTTCGCTCGGTTCGATACGGACTGCATTTAGATTAGTTTCGAATACTTCTCCACCTTCATATCCTGGAAGCCCTAGATAGGTTTCACGGAATTCATTTGAATTCATCAAACCTGCGTATTTAGATTTAAATCCACCTTCCACGAGATCCTTGAATGAAATCATGTCAGCCATATCGAAGAAGACCAAGAGCTTGTTTCCCTGTGTCCTTGCCGTCTTCGTGAAATATTTTCTATTAATTTCTTCAGAGAATACACGTTGATACAATTTCATGACGCTAGAATAGTAAGCTCTATATTGTTCTTCTGTGTAGTCACAAGTAAACAATTTTTCATTAATCCCATGAGCATGATAAAGTTGAGATTTCAGAAACTCCATTTCTTCTTTAGAAGCGGTTGAGTAATCTTTGTTTAATTCCATAAACTCTTCACCTTGCTCGAGATAGGCAATGCCACCATTTTCAGCAAGTTCCATCATGCTATCAACTCGACTCTTAGCTTGCTTCTTCAAATGTTCATCTGCTGCCTTAGTTGGTAGTTTTAAGAATCCTCTCAACTTTGAATTCCCTCTGCCTAACTTCTCGGTTAACGCATCAAGGTTGATATCAATTAATTCTGTGATTTGGTTTAGTTGACTTGTCACGTTTAACTTAGGATTCTCAAAAACCCAGACATCGCTAAGAGGTAGCTCAATCTCTACATCATCAATCATGATTTCAACTCTCTCTGCAGTCCATGATATGGTTTTCTTGGCAAGCCAAATTTCAATCAGTCGACCATTTTCCCAACGTGGAACAACGACTGCAACACCATCTTTCAGCATAGCTCTTGTTACATTTGCCCAAAATACAACTGGTATTTCAAGAGGATTTGGAGAGAAAGATAAAACATTTGCAAGATCACTATTTTCAAACCACTCCATCTTATCAACTCCCGTCGGATTTCGAGTGATTCTCACATGCTTAAATCGAACTTGTGCAGTATCTGTTGAAATCTTATTGTAGATATTGTCTAAGTAAATCGAATTTCTTCTCCAATAATTCAAATTTCTTTGTAAATAGGTCCTTGTGGATTTTCTATTGCTTGGTCTGAAAATCCTAGCAAAGACCTCTCTTAAATTATTTATATATTTGTTCATTCTTCACCTCAATCAAAATAATAACTCAAGTCTTCCTTGAAATTTTCGTAGCAGATGAAAGCATCTAACTGACTAGCAAATACGTCAATCTTTTCTTTTGCCTTTTCTTTATTTGGAAATACATTGTTATTCGCATCGATCTTGACACGAACATTTGCATGGTTCCAAGTTGCCACAGGATCGTCAAAGATGATTTTCCCCATCTTAGCTTTTTCTTTATACACTTTTAAAGGATTGGATAAGCTCTTGACCGTTTGTGGAATGTCGTGACATATATCTCCGTAGTAGGCATTAATTAAGCGGACAAGCTCTTTTACATTCCAGCGGTCATATCCGACTGCAACTGGTAAGATTCTATTCTCGCTCATAAACTGCCTTAACTCCTCAAAGATATAGGCTTGGTCGTTGTAGTCCAACTCATGAACATGAAGCTGTCCACTAAGCTCCCACTCAGCGTATTTGTCCCTCAGTTCTTTCGGAAGTCCTTCAATCGTATGACGTGGCATGAATTTCTGGTTCAAATACTGACGCTCTTCACCACGCACGACCATAAATGAGACCGAACAAATATCATTGACATCCGACAAGTCAACACCAAGCACACAGCGAGCGCTCCGCTCCTCATTTCCGACAAACAAACTCTTATCAAACTTATCTGACCAACCCTTACACTCTTCATTACTGAAGTAAGCAAGATAGTTATTAACAGGGAGATTAAATGTTTTAGCCATTAGCTCAGCCTGTTGTGCTGGATCATTCTTGCTCATTTCAATATCCTTAGCAATCGTCTCTTTCTCAGTCGTTATACCGAGTAAAGGCATAGCTTTCTGCCACATATCTGGATTGTGAATTTCAGAAACATCATCCAGCTGATAAATCCAAGGCATGACCGAATCATTGATAATCTTTTCATCAAGAATATCTACCCAGATGTTGTAATACTTATCAAAAAGCTTGTCCCGTTTCGTCCCATTGGTGGAGATGTACCATGTTATCCAATTTTTTCGCTTACGACTCGAACCATCATTCACAACCTTGATGAAGTCATCATCATAAGTGTGCACTTCATCAAAAATATTGTAGTGAGCATTAGTACCATCAAGGCTTTCATAGTCAGAAGTCTTGATTGACATAAGACTATTAGTTGTCTCGTACAAGATACCTTGTTTAGTTGACCGTAGTATGTCAGCCTCACGCATATAGTGTAGCAAGCTCTCTTCGTTCGACAGCATAGCTCTAGAAGCATTAAACAGATAGCCAGCTTGTTCACGACTGTAAGCTAGAAGCTGAATATCAGCGCCCCACTCACCGTCAATAATCTGACCAACCTCACCAATGGCAGAACCAAGGGTGGTTTTTCCTGTACCACGAGGTACAATAATAGGCACCTCATGAATGAGACGCCTTTCTTCGAAATCTTTATATTCTTCAAGTGTATCGGGATCTGTTTTTGTAACTTCAACTGTATGATAAAAACCCCACGTTGTTTCTAGCCAAACCTTCTGAGGTAATGCCAAACGTAACTTGCCAGCAAGACCTTTAGTGTTGCTGCACTCTTCCTCAATGAACTTAATCCGTTTGTCAGCTTCTTCTTGTTTGAAGATGTATTGCTCCTTGTACCTCTCTACACGTTTAATCGATTTCATAGTGAGTGCACAAACGCGAATCTTACCTGAGTAGACCAGCTGAGCATATTTATCAAAATATCTCATCTCAACCATATCGAGCCAACTTCTCCTGAATCATTTCTTTGAGACTGTCGCCCTGTGGACTTTGCTTTTCAATCGTTGACATAATCTGCATGTTTAGCTTTTGATACTTTTCCATTCCATCAAGTAGATACTTATCAGGTAGCTCACCGTTATTGATGACTTTATTGATTTCCAGCTGGAAGTTTTCAATCACTTTTTGATTATGATTGTATTGAGTTTTTAAATTTTTCAAACCTACTGAATCATTGTCATTGATTTCAAGCATTTTTTCTTTTGGAATCAACTTGAAAGTCTTACGAGATAGTTCAACACGTTCTTCTCTTGTATACTTTTGCCGTTGATTTGCAAGCTTTTCTAACTCTTTGAACTGACTTTTTGTGATATTCGACCGAGTTTCTTCAAATATGCCTAGCTTTTTTCGATACCTGGTGAGGGTAGCACGACTTATTCCTAGCTTTTCTAAAACTTCATTGAATTTCAAAATCATGCTCCTTTCTTGTATCAATTTTCGTCATTTTTGGGGGAGAGGTACATAAGAGGATTGACACCGTTATTATTTTAGGTGTGTGAAAATTTAAAATAGGGGGGTCTGATAAAAATCAAAAATTCAAAAATTTAAAAAAAATAAAAAATCAAAATAAATTAATATTCCGATTTTCTAAATTTAAATTTATTTTACTTTGAAATGTTTTTGTATTATGGCACTCAAGACAAAGTAGTTGCAGATTATCTTCGTTGAGAGTAATAGACTCATCTTGATAATTAGTTTCATCGATCTCTATGATATGGTCGACAATGCTCTTGCTATGAATTAAACGTCCACACATATCGCAGCGCATACGCTTTGTACTTCTGATTCTATTTCTCAGAGTTATCCAAGGTTTCGAGTTGTAAAATTTAATCTGCCAAGTTCTAAACCAGTCAGAGTGTTTAGGATTTTTAAAATAAGCCATCGCCTATGCAGTACCTTCAACTTCTGGATTTTTTTCATGATACAAATATATCAGATTCATTTTGTCAATTCTATATCTTTTTTTGACAAGATTTATTTTTGAGTTTTGAATTTATGTAAAATATCCCTGTTGAATTAGTTATATCTTATATTTTATCCAATTTTGTTTCACACTCTAAAACTAGCACGGACAATGCTTCAGGCCCTCTTCAAAATATAAACTAGAAAATTCCTCATTATGGATAGTTGAAAAAATCAAAAAAATATTAGAGGCTAAAATTACTCATCTTAGTATCAAGTTCATCTTGCCTCACACAAATATAAATTAGTGTGACTGCTGGACTTGAATGATTGAATAATGACATCAAGTCTGCAACGTTCTTGTACTTCTTGTAGTAATGATAGCCAAATGTTTTTCGCATCGTGTGAGTTCCGACATTATCGATGCCTAAGTCTTCAGCAGCTCTTTTAAGAAACCAGTATACCGTCTTATAGCTGAGCGCCTTATTCTTTCCAACACGACTCTGAAATAGATACTCATGTAATTCTTTATCTTTGACAAATTCCCTCAATTCATTCTTGAGTGGCCTTGTCATTTTAATGCTCTTGTATTTCCCTGTTTTCTGCTCCCTAACTTTAATGTGCCAACCTTGAACATCTTTAACCTTTAGTTTGAGAATATCCCCAACTCGAAAACCTGTATTGATTCCCAAGAGAAATAACATGTAATACTTTTCATTCCAAGATAATAGATAGTCCTTCATGGCTTGGATATCATCCTTATCTCGTAACGGTTCAACAATATTCATAGTTTTGCTCCTTTCACAGAAAATAAAGCACTGAAATTTTCTCAGTACTTTGGATAGTATCAATCTATCATTTTCTTTTTGTCAATTCTATATGTTTTTTTGACAACTTTACATAAAGAGCAAATTTGAAAGTGTATCGAGAATCACTTCACGTCTTCTGTAAATCTGCTTGCTGTGTCTATACAAGTACCCAGTTTCTCCGTTCTCCATGATGTGCCAAACTTGAATCCAGTCGTATCCAGTATGTTCTCCCCAACGAAGATAAAAGATTTTTTTGTCATCTGGTTCTAGATTGTCTAGTAATCGGTAGATAGCATTTTGGAGATTTTCTAGTCTTAAAATCATAGGATCGCTTGCATAAGCAACCGCTAGATTCTCCGACCTGTTGACGAATGTCCCACTACCACTTGCACCAGTATCATCAATACCAGGAACAGTAAGATGCTTAACTTCGTACAAACGTTCTAGTTCATGCCTTCGTTGACCGATAAGTTTGTCAATCTTTAAATATTTATCATCGAGTTCAAACTCAAGATAATCCCTTCGTGCTTTTGTTAAGTTCTTTTTGACCAAACCTTACCTCCCATGTATCTTTTTGATTTAACCCATTTGATAATCTTACCATCGTTATTGTTGTTAAAATAATCTGGCAATCTTGCTGTAGGACTCTCTTTGTAGACCACTTTTTCGACTACTTGAATTGCAGGTAGCATTTCATCATCTACCCATCCAACTAGCCAAGCAGGATTCACATCATAGGTTTTAGCAATCATTTCAATTTGCTTAATGGATGGATATCCACCCCGTTCGTACAAATGAATTGTATTTTGGGAAACACCTGTATCTCTAGCCATATCTTTGACAGAGATACATAGGTCCTCTCTAAGTTCTTTCAGTCTTAGCTGCATCTCGCTCTCCACTTTCTAGTATTAGTTTTTATGAATGTAGCCTGCTCTTGCATCTGCTTCCATTCATAATCCATGATAATTTCAAGTTGATTGTTACAAAGACCTTTTAAGAAATCATTTTGAGCTTCTAGTTTTTCAATATCTTTATAGGCCCTTTTATACAGTTCATCTTCCAGAAATCTAATACGCTCTGCCATTGCTTCTTGAATGATGATGTAAGTTGGTTTCTTGTACTTTGCCATTACACTATTACCTCATCTCCTATTTTAAGAGATTCATAGTTTGTTTTAGTAACTACGAATATTCCATAATTTTGTACTGTGATTGTGTACATGTCACCAATTCTCTCCTTTTGTAAGACTCTGCCTTTGATTTCTGCTCCTTGATTGTCAGCTTTATAAACGACAATCGGACGCTTTTCTTCTAGTTTTTTAATGTGGATACTCTGCCAGATGTTTAGTCCAGCAGACAATAATATCCAGATTGCGATAAAACGTTTCATTCTGTAATCTCCTTATAAAGTAAAGTCATATCAAAACCACTCTCGATAAATCTGTATGTGAGTTCTTTGTTAATTCCATTTCCTAAGCAATTATAAACCACATCTACATTAATATTTGAACCCAAATATTTTTCTAAACGTGTGCGATTATCTACATAAAAGTCGATATTTCGCTTTTGTTGTTGATAAGGTCTAGCTTTGGATATATCCCTAGTACACCACATTAGTACCTTTGAAATGACATCATTCTTTGTCAAACAATCTCTTAAAGAAAAGTATGTGTTTGTTTTTGGGATGAGAATAAGTTCTAATTGTCTGTTTATAAATGAGTCAGGAAAATAACTCATATGTTTGAAATGGTTTTGTGCTAGCGTTTAGGAACCACCTTTCAAACTCATTAAGTTTAGCGCCATCAAAAGTCGATGGAATATTAAGGGTACATCGATACAAATTCCCTTCAAAATCATCCTTATTCTCTTCATACCAATCCGCCACAAACTGAGTTACTTTGACTTTATTCAACTCACGTCGAATCTTATCAGCATCTTTCAATTGATTACCAACCCATGCTCCCTCAAGTTTGCCTTGCTCATAACCACTGCGATATTTCATTGAACCGTAGTCGTCCCCTAATTCTTTTAGAATGTCATTAAGCCATCTGGTTTGAGTTGTTGGATCAAACCCTCTAATTCGACGAACGACATCTTTTAATTTGAACGGCAACGGTTTTGGTTCGTCCAAAGACCGTAAGTCTTTCAAAACCAAATCAACCGAGGTCATTTTTTTCTTGCTAGCTTTAAATTTTTCATAGCGTTCAATTAGTCCCTGTATGTTCATTCTCTATCTCCTTCGATTTCTAAAACGGCACCCTGTATAAAAGTGTTGCCAATTTTATAGTATTTGTATTCCTCGGCTGTCACTTCAAATGTTTCTTCAACTTTCTTATTACCTGAACATCCAGAAACAACTAGAATATATTTTCTTTCGGTTCGGGTTGGCACAAGTACCGAACTTTTACCATTCATAATAGGTATGAACGTTGTGTGAGGTTCATCAATGTACTTATCTACCACCGTCCCACTCGAAATCTGGTGACATGCCACGAGGAAGGATGCGAATAAAACAACACATAGGATTTTTAAATTTTTCATGAATACCCTCACAAGAACAAACTAGCTAACCATAGTATAAATGCAAAATATATGATCTTTGAAATAGCTTTGGTAAGTTTTTTTGAAATTTCTTCATCAACATAGATTGTTGGATTTATGAAGCTTAGTAAAGCATCTACTCCCAAAGCTTGCCAAAACGAAATCTTATCGACAGGGAGGATTGTCGTTACAATCTCATTCCAACCAAATTGAACAACAAATGGTGAGACAATTGTTACGAGTAATACACCAATAATAATTCCTAGTTTTTTCATTTTATAAATCCTCCTCTTTAACAAACACCCCATCAATCATCTTACCTTTGCGGTCCTTGATGACTTCATAAGCTTCTTCTAAGCAATTTTCAGCTGTAGTGCCATTACAAAATGAAACCGTACTAACCACACTGTCAAGAAACATCAAGTCTGCTTTGATTAAAGGAATCTGTGTCTCATTGTGACAGACATGAGCGTATAGCTTCTGAGCGATATTACCCAGACTAGAAACCATCAGCAGCAATTCAAGTTCCTGTTGATTTGCTTGAATCTGAGCGCCGTTCTTGATTTGTTGATCAAGTCCAATCAATACTACCTGGATGTCTCCAAGAGCATCATAGATCAGTTCAGATTTATCCTTTGCGATACCTTCAAATAATTCTCCTGACTCTTCCATCAACTTCAAGAACTGTTTGACAGGATTTACTTCATGTAAGTTTCTGTCAATAAACCATTGTTGAACCTTTTCTTCCAAATTCATTTTTATATTCATCTTATTTTTCCTCTCTTTTCTTCGTAATCAAGTAGTAGCAGTCAACTGATCCGTAGTCAATCCTGATGTTCTCACCGCTCATGCTTTTCCGAAATCGTGGATGACTGATTGCTGAGTAACTAGCTTGATGTTTCTTTAATTCATTGATTGCGCTATGTATATGGCCAAAACTCCCAATGAGTATCTTGCGGTGACCGTTATAAATGAAGTAGAGCTCAATCATCTTTGCAAAACTCCTTGTAGATTTTTTCGAAAATTTCTGACACCAATTTTTTAGGTATATTAGATCTCTCGTTGTATGATTTTGAGAAATTCTTCCACTCTATGTCTTGCTTAATAATTTTATTTTTAAGATTAAGTTCAATATTACTTCCAAAAATGGTCCGTTTTTGTAAAGGATAATCATAATTATTGTATCTAGCTAGGTTTTTGTATGGAATTCTGAATCCAATAATGTCCTCAATGTAAGGCCACAGTCTGTCAGCAGCTGGATTCTCAATAACCCAAAATTGTGGTCTATATCTTTTTATGATTTCTATTGTGTTGAAAGCTGTTAGCTCGCCATTGACCCTTTTTAAAAATTGCCTGTCGTACTGATAATTTATATAGGCTGACTCGTAATCCTGATTTGCCCTGATCGTGAACGGTGAAGGTCTTACTTGTGGAGCAAACAAGCTATCAGACACATCATTACGTTTCCAACACGCATTCCCATTTTCCATTGCAGAAGCATTTGACCAACTTTCACATGGCGGACTAGCTATTATAAGATCAGGTTTTGGTAATTTGTCTAACACGTCAAAGAGCGTGTTATCTCCAAATAAACGTTTGTAATCAGCAAGGTCCAGATTTGTAAAATGATTGTTCTTGTTTTCTATATCTATTCCGATTGAATAG